TTTGAAGCCCGGCCGCACCACCGGGTGCGATTGCCTTCCTTATTGATTTACAAGGAATTTTCCTGCCCGGACTGTCGCTCAGAGGCGGGAGTGTCGAAGAAGTGTCGAAAATCCCTAGCAGGCCCAAACGCTAACACGTCTTGCAGATGATCGGGCGCAAGGTGCGCGTATCGCATTGTCATCGCCAGGGACGAGTGACCGAGAATCTTCTGCAAGGTCAGGATATTGCCACCGTTCGCGATGAAGTGTGAGGCGAAGGTATGCCGCAACACATGCGACTTTTGTCCCGCAGGCAACCCCAGCCCGGCTCGCGAAACCGCCTCATCGAACCGATCCCGGCAGTTGGTAAACGCACCGTGTTCCCGAAGATGTTGGCGAATCCGCTCCGCCAGCTTCGGATCGACCGGCACCACACGACGACGCTTCGACTTCGTGTTGACGAACTGGAGCATGCCATCGCCCACCCGGCTGATCGTGAGCCCTTGCGCTTCACCCCATCGGCAACCCGTTACCAGACAGATCATGGCGATCAGTTCGACATGCGGGTGCGTCATGCTGCGCAGTACCTGGAACAGTCGGTCGATCTGATGGCTGTCGAGGTAGGACAGTTCCCTTTCCTGCACCCGAATCGCTCTGAGCATCGAGAGCGGGTTATCGAACTCGATTTCACCAAGTCGCCGCAGCTCATTGAACATGGCCCGCAGGTACGAAAGCTCGTTGTTAAGCGTTTTCGGGCTGATGCCGGACGCGAGGCGCTTCGCGCGGTACTCCGCGAAATCGGTAGCAGTGAAGGCTATGGCCACAGGGTCTTTCAGGCGTTCGACCATACGATCCATGATGACGCGGCGACCTTCGTAGTCGGACAGCGAACCGCCATGCAGACGACCCCAGCATTCCACCAGTTGGGACAGGCGACGACGATCCTTCGGCTTCGGTGACCATTGCGGGCTTTCGATCAGCTTGGATCGGCACGTCGCTTCGAAGCGTTGAGCTTCGCCCTTGGTCTTGAAGGTCTTGCGGAATCGCTTGCCCTTGATCGGCTCAACATCGACCCGCCAGCGACCGTCAGCAAGTGCCTGTATCGCCATCAGACGGCACGCCCCCATCGCACGTGTCGTTCCTGCAACAGGTCCTTGATGTGCTTGTAGAGGTCGCGCTCGCTCATATCCTTGGCGGCGTAGTGGTCGCGGATCACTGGCCAGCATTCCCATTGCTTCAGTCGATCAAATGCGGTCTTAGCGCCCACTCGCTCCCGTGCCAGCAGGCTTACGAAGTTTCCCAGGAACAGCTCCACGTTCTTGCCTGAAAAGCCTCGAGAGGTCTTGTAGTACCGCTTGTATTCCGTCTCATCGATCAGGGAATCGACCGGCAGATCGACCCGCGCGTCATCGCGCATCAGCGTCCAGATCGGCTCGTAATAGCCGGGGCGGGCGATGAGCTTGAATTGGCTCAGGCCATAGCGCCACAAGCCGTCCAGATGGGCCGAGAAGGCCGCAAAGGAGTCCGTGTCGATGGCTTGGCCGGTCTTCACGTCTACCGAGCCGCTGGCGAACTGCTGGATCACGGAGTGGTGATAGCGAAGCTCGACGCGCCACACGTCAGCGCTTGGGTCGTAGTTGTCCGGGTCGTTCGGGTCCAGGGAGTCGCGGCGACGCCAGATGCTTTCCCAGAAGTCGAGCTTATCGGTCGCGCGGGCCTGTTCGGTCTTGTTGTAGATACACAGCTGGACGCCACCAGCAGAGCCGAACATGGACGTTTCGCCCCGGCCGTAAACGCTGGATTTGGTGGCCCACTCCAGTTCCTTGATGCCGGATATATCCCGGTGTGTCCGAGCGCGGCAATGCAGGCGCGCTACCAGATCAACCGGAGGCTTCCAGCCCTGGAGGTCCAACGCCAGGTGGACGGCGCACTGGTTGCGTTCGCGGTTGGTCATCACGGCTGCGGCGTAGTAGTCCATCCGCTCTTGCAGACGTTCCGGCGACAGCGCGTCGATGGCGTGCGGCGACACCTCGATTTTCAGGTGCGGCCCGATGTTTTCCAGCTTGGCGTTGAAGTTCTTGATGAGCAGGATGAAGCCGAGGTCGGCGTTCTGGAGCTTGTACTGGTAGCCAGAGTCCCGGCCGACCCGTCCCGAGTGCCAGACTTCGCCAGCAAACTCCACCATCGCGCCCGGCTTCTCGAAGAGTGCCAGGACTTCGGGACGGATCAGTCCGCGATACAACTGGCGGACGGTATCGACGCCGCAGCGCAGCAACCGGACCTTCGACAGATCGGTGATCGCCGCAGTCCCTGGATCAACGAACAACCGTCCGCGCTTGGTCGGATTGCCGGTGATGTGGTCCAGTCTCGCTTGGTCTTTAACGCTCATTCTTGAATCTCCAACAATGTCCATTAACGGACGGTTTCAACTCGCTCTATCTGACGTGTTACAGGGACGTCAGCGCGCGCGTTTGCACGCCGGCTCGTGCCTCGCCGCGCGTGCAAAGAGCGCGGAGCGCACGCGCGCTGACGGTCATCACCATAGGAATTGCCCCTTCTGGTACGGCACGACGGTCAGGTTCGGGCCTCCCGCCGGTTGCACAGCTGCAGCGTGAGCGGGAGGCGTCGTCGGTGGCGGGGTGTTTTGGGCGTGCTGGGTTTGCGCGCTGGGGGAGCGGCGGTCGGGCAAAGTCGGGTCGAAGAAGCCGTTCTCGACCACGCGCATGCAGAACGCGAAATCGGTTTCTACCCGCGTGCTCTGCTGCGTGTAGCACTGGCAAACCGTAGGCGTTCCGTTGACAACCGCATGCGCCATTCGCCCGAACTCGCGGGCATAGGTCGCGGGGTCGGTGCTGGACATACAGTAGAGCCGGGGAAACGACACGGGCCGCGTCAGCTCGTCGTAGATCGGCGCCGACGATGGCACTTGGGGTATCCGAGGCACGCGCCGTCCGATGTAGCTGGCGGCGCTTTCCGGCGCATCGGTTTTCGCTTCGCCAGCCGGCTTGATGAACGAGCCGACCGTATCCCTCACTTGATCCACCATGCTCCCGGCCGGCGCGCTGGTGGCTGTCGTGGCTTGCGCTTTCTCGGCGGCATAGCGCTCATAGGCGCGATAAACGAGGATGCCGGCACCAAGGATCACGCACAGCGCGAGGATGAACTTGGTCGGCACCTTGGTCTGGAAATGGTGCTTGGCGTTGGTGCTGGTGTAGGCGCCAAAGTAGCGCTTATCCAGGCGCAGCGACTTCTTGTCGGCGTCCTTGAAGCTGGTTTTCAGCTCGACCTTTTCCACCACCACTTCCGACTCGAAGCGCAGCAGCTGGGCGGACTTGAACACGCGCCAGTAGTGAATGTGCGTGTTGCACAGCCGACGCAGGTGCACATCGAGATAGCGCGGGTCCTGGGTGACGAGGTGAACCTCATGGCCCTGGTGGCGCATGGTCTCGAAGCGGGTGATGTGCTCCGGTGGCCGTGCCCGTGGATCGCGTGCGCCGAACCAGCCCTGGGCTTCGTCCACGACGATGATCGAATCGTTAGGCAGCTCGAACCACTTCTCCGGATCTTCGAACTCGAACCACTGCGCTTGCAGCTGATTGGGCTTTAGGCCGTTGATGTTGTGGAAGTAGACGACGCGGCCTTCGGCGTGGGCCTTCTGGTCCACTTCACGAATGGTGTTCAGGGTCTTGCCATGGCCGGGCTTGCCAGTGCGGATAACGAGCATGACGGCGCCTCCTTAGGCTTCGATGGAGGTGCCGCCCGGCTTGTGCCAGACCTGATTGCGTTTGCGGTCGGTGGCCTTGTCGATCCCCGCCAGGATGAAGCGCGTGGAGATGGCGGCGAAATACAGGTTCACCACCACATCGAACTTGGCCAGCCCGAGAATGCCCTGGATGACCGGCCCGACATCGCCCATCAGGCCGAACAGGTAGTCCTGCGCCTGGCCAATGATGAGGTTGAAGCCCATGTACGAGACGAAGCCGAAACCGATCATTTTCAGCACCATCTTTACCAGCGGGCCGAGAACGATGATCAGCATCTGAACGATGAATAGGAATTGCATTACTGACCTCCTACGCCGCGGCCTACATACAGGGCGGCAAGAACGGTAGCCACGGCCACGAACAGGCCACTCAGGTCACTGGCGGCGCGGCAGAGCGGTTCATAGCTGAGCTGGAAAGTGCGGCCGCCTGCAGTGGTCAGGCTGAAGCTTTCGGCGGCAGGGCAGGCGGACGGAAGAAAGCGGGTGCCCTGGTTGATGAAGGACGGCACGTCGATGACGCCGGAGCCCTCGTCCAGCTGGAATCGGTCGCCGGTAACAGCCGCCTCGATGGCGGGCTTGTGCTTGGGGAAATCAGTCATCTCCTCAGCGAGGCATAGCTGTTCCTTCTGCTGCCGGAGCACTTCGCAATCAATCGGGTCGCCACTGCAGGAAAAGCCCGCATCGCAGGAACCAGCCGACGCCAAGCGTTCCGGACCTTCTTCGCCTTCGCCATCCCCTTCAGAACCCTCCTTACAGCCAGACCCTTTGCATTCCTTGCTTTCATCGCCGGGCGTACCGTCAGGATTGGTGCCGGAAAGGAACTTCTCTTCGGCAGAGGTAGAGGTACATGGCTTAGCGCCGGTGCAGACCGTTTTATCGGTTTTGGTGGTGGTTTCGGTCTTGGTGGAGCCGTCCGGATTGGTGGTCTTGGTGGTGTCCTCGGTTTTCGCGGTGTCTTCAAAGCGCGGAGCGGGCTTGCCAGTGGTGCAATGCAAATAAGCCCCGGCGTTATCGCAGTTGAGCTGTCCGGGTTCTTTCAGCTGTTCGTTACTGGTACAGCTTCTGGATTGAGAGCCATCAGGATTCGTTACCCACTCGCCGCATTTGTTCTCGCTGGTGAACTGAGGTGTGCTGTCGGCTGGAGGCTTGGACGGCGGCTGGTCGAAGACGCTGCCGGGGGGCGGATTATCGGTAGTACATTGGCTGCCGGCGCCCTGGTAGACGACCTGACAGTAAACAGAGTCCAGATCCTTTCCGGTGGTCGCTTCCAGAAACCGATTACAGCCTTTGACCTTCGCAGTGCGGTTGTAGAGGCAACCGCTTTCACAGATGGAAGTTGGAGGCAGCGAAGGTGGTACAGAAGGATCTAGTGAGCCGGCGTTGTACTCGTGAACGAACTCACCTGTTGCGGTGGCGCATTGATCGGGTTCAGGAGCCTCGCACTCGCCGGTCTGAGAATTATAAGAAGTGCCAGCGGAACAGGTATCACCATACCGATAAACTGTTCCAACAGAACCGCCCGTGATATTACACATGGCGGCAAGTCCATTATTAATAATGGTCACATGGACAACATTAGGTTGGGTCGACCGGCAGGCAGCTAGAGGACTGGAATAAGCCCCTTGATCCGCGAGATTTCGCCAGTAGTAGTCCTGCGCAACAGACGGAGCAACAACCCCGACGCTCAGCAGCACGGCAAAGAGCGATTGAAAGAAAACAATCCAAGCGGCCCGCATATTCACACCCGCCCAAAAAACACGAGATAAAACGCCAGGGTGGTGAGGATCAGGACGTACAGTTCGTAGCTCATGGCGTTTCCCTGGAAGAGAAAACCCCGCCGGAGCGGGGTTTGTTTGCCTCGGCACATGCAGTGCGCGGTTCCCGGTTACAGGGCGCGGCGCATGTACTTGAACGCCATCGCGGCGATGATCAGGCCGAACACCGCCCAACCGATGGTCCCGACATCTTTGCCAGCCGTGTCTAGTGCCTCGGTTGCTTCTTGCGGAACAGCCGCATAGGCCTGTTGAACAGCCAGCAGGCCGGTTGCAGCAGCGGCGCCAAGGGAGCGGCGCAGGGTCTTGATGTGTTGCATGGGTGATACCTCACTGTTTCAGGGCTTTTTTCAGGACCAGGAAGCCGAACACCGTGGCGAACAGAACAATCGCTTCGCCTTGCAGCTCGGAGACTTGGTCCCAGGTCAGTGCAGAGCCGTAGAGGCTTTGCATTTCCTCGACCGTGAGGGCGACCAGCGAGCCGGAGCAGATGGGCGAACCATCGGCGCCTTGCAGCCAGTCACCATCACAGGCGAGGAAATTCATTCGCCGGCCTGCTCAAGGTCGGCGGTTTGTTCGGAGGGCTCGCAGTCAGGGCAGACGGCGAAGTGGGGCGGCAGGCTGAGGTCGGGCAGCAGGTCGCTTTGCGGCGCGGGCAGCGCCATGAGCTTGCCCATGTCGTTTCCGCAGCAGTCGCAGTACACCCGGTCATCGATCAGCATGGCCGCCCCTACCGGTTAGTTGGCCTTGGCCTGTTCCGGCTGGGTGCCGGCTGGCTTGGCGGTTGGGGTCGGTTGCTGAGTCGGCTTGGGGGCTTGAGCAGCGGCTGCTTTCACAGGCTCAACGTGCAGGACGATGAACTTGCCGGCGTTCTTGGAGCCTCGCTCGATCTCGGTGGTAACGCGGATCGGCTCAAGCACATCGAGGCTTTCGCAGGCGGACCACACTTCGTCCAGGGCATCTTCGGAGACATTCATCGACAGGATGGAAATGCCGAGGTCACGCTTGCCGTCCGGCTCGTCACCGACAAACAGCTTCACCAGCTTCACGTTGTCGAACTCGACTTTCTCGGCGCTGAGAAATGCAACTTCCATGATCGAACGTGCCATTTGTGTTTCCTCTCTCTAGTTGCGCTTTATTGCGCTGCTTTGCTTTCTGCAGGCCGAGCGATCCCGAACCGGTGAACTCGCAAGTTCGCCGAGGTGATCTGTTACTTGGCCTACTGGTTAAAACGTCGCGTTGTGCGTGTTCTCTAGTTGGTTAACACCAAGGGCTTTGCCCTTGTCATCCCACTCTCGCCGCCGAGGGCTCGGGAGCGCGGGGCGGTGAAGCTGCCCCACACTCACGAGCGGAGGCTGTTTCTGTTCGTGCCGGGTCAAGGGTGCGCTTCGCCCGTGCTTCCGTTCGCCGGATCGGTGAAGCGTGATCCGACGAGCCGGGAGCGCGGCCCTGGACCAGGACAGGTCGCATGGGGTTGGCGAGCTGGTCCATCACGTATCTGCCCCATTGCATGGCAATTGCCTCTGCGACGCACTGATAGGTACGCGAGCGGTTCTTCCAGCGGTCCGGTCCCGGCGCCATGTAATGCACAGTCGGTTCGCGGCCGTCGACGATTTCGGTCGGTACCAGGAGCGGCAGGTTCTGGAGCCAGAAATGCGTTTCCTTGCGTTCGCCATGACCGAACATCCAAGGCTGGATGATCTGGTCCGGTTTGCGGATCCGGCTGGAGATGACGGACTTCGGATTTTCGAGTGCCTTGAAAGGGATCGGCGCAGCCAGCAGGGTGCGGACGAAATCCAAGGCGCGGGCTTGACGACCATCAGCGATCTTCTCAGGGAACCAGCGTGCGCCCGATGTAGCGAGATCAGTGCAGGGCGGATGGGCAATCAGTAGATCCCATCCCCAGTCGAGTACTTCCAGCACATCGCCCTGGATGTGCTCGCCTTCGGTTTCGGATGGCAGCAGGTCGCAGCTGACGGCGTAGAACCCGGCGCGGGTCAGCGCATCACGAACGCGCCCGGAGAACTCGCAGGCAACGAGAGCGGTTGGCTGTCTCATGCCATCACCCCACCAATTCGAACGGTTCGTGAATCGGGACGAAGGGCGTTGGCTTGCCCGGGTCGTAGATAACGCTCCACCACTTCGCGGGGCGGTCGGGTGGCGTGTGCTTCTCGCAGATAAAGGCCGGTTCCACTGTCCAGTCCGAGAGCAGAGGCTTCCAGGTTCCACCGACGCAGCCCATTTGCAGCGTGCGAATCGGCCGCGCAGAGGCGGGGCGGCAAAGGGCGCATGGTGTGGACCGGGAGGGATCGGGTTTCGCCACTTCGCGTCCGGACCAGCAGACAGAGCAGTCGCAGTTCGGGGCATGAGGTAGGCGCAAGTACTTCGCCAGGACAATCATCAACAGGCACCTGGGTCGATGGCTTTACCGGAGATTGACGACGCATATAGGCAACGTAGGAGGGCATTACCGGACCCACGTTGCGCTCATCGGGGAACGGCTTCCCTGAATTTTCAGAGGCGTTCAGCAGTAAGTCAGTAAACAAACAGTGCTGATCCCAGGTGATAACACCGAGATCCCAAAGAGCATGTAGCTGGCCTTGAACCAAACCAAATTTTGCGTGGCGCTGATAATCAGGAGTGCTTTCAGGGCCACTCAAGCGGACATCGACGAGAGCGAGCAGAAGCGAGCGGAACGCGCGATCAGTAGACAAGCTCATTCGTCCCACTCCTTTTCCATGAGCTGCTTAACCAGCAACGCCACGTTAACCATCACGTACTTGCCGACCTTGTGCGACGGGATGTAGCCATTGCGAATCCAGCCCCACACCACGTCGTGTTCATCGCCCATGCGAATCCAGTCCGCGAACTGGCGCCACGGCATGACCGGGGGCGCGTTGAGCAGGTCTATCGGCGGTAGGTTTCCTTCCATGTCCTTGGCCTTTGTTGCACTATGTTGGTCTATATCAGCAATGCTGTTATCTGCGTAACATTTACTCTTGCGTAAAAGTTACACCTTCTTTCAGCATGCGTAAATGTTACGCAACATGAAATTTACCTATATGGATTCGGTCCGAGATAGAGCGCTTCGATTGATACGTGTTGTCGGTCCGAAGCGCCTGAGCGAGAAGGGCGGGAAGAACTACGACCGCTGGCGCAACATCAGCAGCGAGAAAATCCGCATCGGGACGGAGGAAATCGGCATCCTGGCTGACTCGTTTCCTGAGTACGCCCTTTGGCTCGTTAGCGGCCGGATTGAGCCAGAGCATGGCCACCGAAGCCCGGAATACGACGAGGCCAACCGAAACTTGACCAGTCAAAGCGCGGGATAGCGATTACCAAGGAAGTGACTAGGCGCTGGTACGCCCGAAGGACAGGGAGAGGGAGATATGAAGGCTGAATGGAACGACGCCCCGGACTACATCAGAAGGCGCCCGCGCAAGGGAGCCGTAGCATGGCTGATACCAGGGCTGATCGGCACCGTAATCATGCTAGCCGCGCTACAGATGGTGGGTTCGGCATTCCTCAAAGGCACCGTCCAGGGCATCGCCGATAAGCGCATCCAACCCAAGCCAGCCCCCGTTGCCGAAATCAGGCGAGCAGAGCCGACAGCGACCAAGGATTGGGACAGAGTAGTAGAGGAAGTGGCCGCTAGAGGTGCAACGCCTCAGCCGCGAGCAGCTCAGCCAAAGGCCGCTACGGCAGAACCACCGCCCAAGCAAACCGTATTCAACGACAAAAACTACGTTCCCCAGGGTGCGACCAATATCGTTCCGGCTACTCGGGTTATCCCCGAGCCGGCCGTAGCGATCCCAACCCGGCAAAAAGAAATTGTAGTTGTAGGCAAAGAGCGACGGATCAGCGACTTTTGCCCAGGCGGAGAAGGCAGTATTCAACGCCGAAACTGCAAGGCGAGCGTAAACCTAAACACCAGAAACTAACCGACAGCGGTGTCGAAAAAGTGTCGAAGGCACTGCCCGAAAAAGACCAGCAATCGCCAAAACAGTAACCAGCAGATTCGCACAACGCCCGGCATTGGCCAACATAGGCCATTGATGAATAAGGCAAAAACAGGATTTGAAGCCCGGCCGCACCACCGGGTGCGATTGCCTTCCTTAT